GAGAGATTCCTTTTTTATGTAGAATCTCCCAAGGTTTATCCTTAGGCGTATAAGCTGGGTGATATTCTACATGCAATCCATATTTTTCTGCAGATTTCATACAACGTGTTGCAGCTTCTACAGACTTCTGATTGTCCATAATTGTTATAACAAACGCTTTCATTTCAATTCACCGTGGTTGATGGTAACCCTTGTACTCTTGTATAATACTCTTTAGTTACGCCTAATCGAGGAATTAATTGTTTACACATAATTGCATCATTAGGCCATAATCCATGTTCTTTTACTGCATTAAGTAAATTACTAGCTCCAGCAGGTTTAATTATATATGCTGAATTTCCAGCAAGACCTTGAGGAACATTAAATTCATCAATATCTGGTGTGGGCTGGATCCATGCGGCTTTACTCTGCACAATATCATGAAACTGATGTGCTCTTCGAGTGGCAGCGGCCGGACTATTAATTCCTATAATATCATAATTATTTTTAAGAATAGAATTATAATCTAATTTTTTAATAAAAATTGCATCATGCTCTAAGATAAGAATAGGTTCATCTAATGTTTTACATTTGTGCCATAGCAGCCAATGACTCAACGCGCATGCAATTCTATTTTCTTTTATTTCAGTTTGATAGGCAGTCTTAATAAGCCCTGTTTTAAGATCAGTCTCTTGTCCTTGCCACGGGTATTTCCATTTAAGTCCATTACCAACCATTAGAGCATCTGTCATCTTACTGGTAATAGCATCAAATTTTTCAATACTAAATTTATTTTTTACTTTATTGGAAGAAGCAATAAGAATATCTGTACCCTTTTGAGATATCTCATTACCTTCAATTTGAATTACGTAAGCTTTCATGCGCCCTCTGCATTTAACTTTAAAAATTGTTCATGTTGATGTTTACGATAAATGTATACATTATCGCCAAATTTTTCAATAAGATAGTCTACCATTTTATCTTCAATATCGATATCAAATCCTGATAATTTATTACCATGAAACTCAATATACAAATCATCAATCCAATCAATAATGCCTGTCTCTTTTAGAGCATCAACAATTTCATATTCACCACCTTCAATGTCAATAACCATACAGATTTTATCATCACGGGAACACGTGTTCTCTATATATTTGCAGATGTCTACAACATGTACTTCCTCTTGCTTACCAAGATTTCCGATTTTTTCTCTTTTAAGCGAGAATCCATTTTGATTATGACCTTTATAAAAAGTACCGACACCGTCAAAAGTACCAGCCGCGGCTTCAACTACTGTAATATTTGGATATCTTTTTTTAAGCTTTAATGATCTATCTTTATTTGCTTCAAACGCATGAACTGACCATGTTTTATGATCTTCATCTAATTCATAAAATCCTTTAATGTCATCTCCTGATCCAGCTCCTAGATCAAAAAAGGTATTCATTGCTTTCTCCCAATCGCGCTATAGCCAACGTTCTCTTCATAATGCTCTAAGACTTCCCATTCTTTATTGTTAGACACAAATTCGGTGACCGCTCTTTTCAATCCTGGGATTGCAGCAGTATCATGAAAAATAATATATTTTTTTACAAACTTTGCATGTAATGCCAACTCTTTTTTACAATGATCGTAAGTATGTCTTGAATCAATAAGCAATACATCTACTTCACTTGCTGTACGAGAATGCAAAGAATCAGATTCAATAATATCGAGTTCGATCTTCTCAAGCATGCAATGAGTTTTAAAAATATTTTCGTTAGGTCTTATTTTATAATGATCCATGTCAACGAGAGTTATTTTTTTAAACCCCGCAAATACAGCTGCAGCAGCAGTGGCTCCCTGATGAGTTCCCAATTCTTTATATGATTCACACCCATTTGCATATTTTGTTATTGCATCATGATGTGCACAGTACTCTTTACCGTGATGGTTTTCTTGTTGTGATCTAATAGAGGTATAAAACTCTTTTAATGTTGTAATTCCCTCAAGAGTTGCTGTAAGCATTAAAATTTACTCCAAATATTTTTAGTAGCACATGTATCAAAATCGAATCCAAAAGTATCTATATCTTTCTTATACCAGTCTGCTACGATCTGAATGGTTTGTGGTGTATAAACATCTCGATAATCTTTATTAAGACCAGTCACGTTACGAGATCTAGGCATATTCATAATTTTAAGATATGATTTAAGATCGAATGCTAGCTTTTCTTGTCTTAGAATATCACAACGAATAGTGCCATTCTCATCTGTAACATAATCAGCCTGATTGTACCATCCACGAATAGCTCTATGCCACATATATGGCTTATTTGCCCATTTATGTCTTTCTTCTAAAAATGCTTCAAATGAAGAAATGTCTGCATAATCTGGTGGATTCTTCTTTTCAATCTCAATAGTTTTCTTTGCAAAGAAGTAGCGTGACACTACTCGATCCCATGGATTACGTATAATTGTAAATGCTTGATATTGTTGTCTCAAGTCGACCTTAAAATCTCTCCAACGAGCATGGGCAAATCCATGATGATCTCCAATCTCATTCATAGTCTTAAGAAGATCTTCCGTATATTCTTCACTAATATGAGTTTTTGGATTAGCATCAATCACAAAACGACTAATTTCTGGATTAAGTCTGATTGTACATCCAGCATTTTTAGGAATATGCACAAATAGTTTTTGTTCAAGCAACATGCTTCATTAACTCTTCTACGTTTTCGCCTCTGTTTGGCAATTTGTCCTTTAGGAAAAAATGTACAAAATTTGCCTCTTTAATTTTTTCATTATCAATTGCGGTATATAGAGCATTCCATTTCCAGTCCATTTTTTCCACTGTCATACCACATGTATTTACCCAATAATTAAGTAGAGTTTGATCAGTTGACCACTTATATGGTCCTAAGCCATCAACGAAGGCTTTAAATTCATCTCTACGAATAAATTGTTCTGGTGATTGCCCTTTTAAATATTTGGCAAATGATTTATTCATTACCATCATACCCATATTCATAAATGGAAAACCGGTTTTATCGGTATATTGCCAATTGATTCTAAGTTGACCATACTGCATTCTAGAATAATTTGCAATCTTTTGTTCGTACCATGGAAGAATTGGCATTGAAGACTCAACAACTCCACCAAAATCAGAACCAATTTTTATATCCTCAAAAATATTCGGTGAGTTTGGTCGAATCCAAATATCCGCATCAATAATAGCAATTTGATCATACTTATCAAAATAAGAAAAGGCGTTTTCCTTCTCATAGATAGGAAGGAATCCGCCATGTTTCTCATAGGATTCTTTACTACGATTTGTAGTAAAGATATCCGGTTTAATTTTAAGAATAGGAACTTGTTGCACAATATGTTCAATATTGTATTTGTCACAATATTGTGCAACAGAACCGATACAATGATGATATAATCTAGATCTTGCTCCAACAGCAACTTGATAGATCATTCTTTTCATAACAAACTTCTTTCAATTTATTTTTTAGGCTTTGTACCCATTGCTTGTGCACCAAAGAATGCAGCAACAATAGCCGCAACAGATACAAAGTAAACTGCAGCCATATCACCTAGGATCTTAGCAGCCTGATCAACGCCAGCTAACACTGCAATCAATACAATTGCTGGATATAGTAGCATACCTGCTAAACTAAACCAAGCCATCTTACGCTGTGCATCACGCATTGCATCCGCATCTTCTAGTTCTTTACGCTTAAACTCAAGGTACATCTTTTCTTCTGCTTCGCTGACCTTTCCGTCACCGTTGCTATCTGCAGGATGAAAACCTACTTCTGTGATCTCTTCCGCCATTTTCGTACTCCGTAATGATTGCTTCGGCAATCTCTAATGCCATTTGGTATCCATTACGAAGTGAATTGGACTTATGTCCATTCTCCACAAACCACTTAAGGCTATTTATATCAGAACCGTACTGTTCGAGTTTAAAGTCCTCGACTGTTTCTTCAAACCGCGTCCTTAAGTTCAAAAGTTCTTGCACGTTCAACTGCTATCTCCAATTTTTCATATAAAGTTAATAAATCATCTTGGTCTGTCTGAAAAACAATACCAATACCACCAGCATCAATCCATCTTTGGATATTATCTGGTCTATCATCCACAAGGATGTTTGGTTTACGAGTAAGTTTATTCCAAGCATACTTATGTTTGTTAGAAGTAAAGATCATATTCTCCTGAAGTGGCGGAACATAACCATTTCTTTCTAACCAACGACGCTTCCAATATGCTGAATTATCTCTATCACCGCGGAGTGGGGAAGAACAGATACCCCAATCACCGTTTGAGATTTCTTCAACAAAGGTAACGATACGATTTGATTCTGCAAATTTAGGAAGTGTATTAAACCAATCCGTATTTCGTAGAGAAGCAAATGCTGCCTCTCTATCGTTCAGGGATTTCCAATGGTCAACATCAAATCTAACTCTGATAGCACCGAAGAAATCGGCAATTACACCATCCATATCTAAAAATACTGTCATAATTTATCTCCTCTTTAATTATAGTAATATTATACACTATTTTCACGTAAATGTACACAATAAAATGCACTTAAGAGAAAAATAATTTACGCCTGTCATATTCTTTTTTAGTATCGATAAGGAATTGGATATGGTTATCACGGTGTTCTTTAAAGACGAGAGGTTCATTATCATCTACATCCATGATAACCACAGTGTTTGTGATGGGTATACCAGTTCTTTCTTCCCACATGACAGCATATCCCGCCATCTGAGCAAAGTAATTGGTAATCCATTCTTTTTTCTTAACTCTTTTAGAAGTCTTAAAGTCTACAATAGATGGTACACCATCAAACTCAGCGACACAATCGACTCTGCCAGCAAGCCCAAGATGAGAAGAATAAAGGGGTACCTCAAGACCATATATCGTTCCAAGTCTTTCATCAAGGATCGGACGAAGATTTTCGAGAGATTGTCTAATGTGCGGAAGGAATTCAGTAGTATCTTCATTTAACAAATACCTTTCAACGATAGAATGTACTAGGGTTCCACGACCAGCAGCGCGCTGACCGATCTTATTTGCTTCCTCGTCCCCTACACGAGCCCTCCATTTAGCAATGCTTTCTTCACTAAGAATACTTAAGACTGTTGTAATGCTAGGATACTTGCGACCATCAGGAGTAGTATAAGTCCTACCTGTTGACTGTGTGTTTGCAACCAAATCATCATATCCGAGATCCACTGTTTCATGTTTAAATTCCTTTTTCATTTTTTAATATTGCTTCGACGACCAGCACCTTTATCAATTCTACCTAACAAATCTTTCCATCCATCGCTTGTTTTAGAATTGGCATGAGTTGCAGTCGAAGACGTAAAATGCGGAGGAGTTAAAACTCTTATTACATTTTCTTGAGCATCTAATAATTCTTGCAATTCTTTATAAGAACAACTAATATCCCATTCAACTTGTGTTTTAAGATCTTTTAGTGTGTACACTGGCATTTCGAATTTCATCCTTTACTTCTGATACTCGCTGAGTCATCCAACCAATAGCAGTACTAATATGCCCAGTGTCATGAGGTCGTATACATGATTTTGCGTGCTCAATTTCTTTATATAGTACTTCTAAATAATCTAGTTTATCCATTAACATACTTCCTTATGTTCGAACCAATATGGTTTAGGCCTAGTTTTTTCCCATGCCATTTTAAAACGATCTTGTTTAGTCTGATAGAATGCACGATAAGATTTAATCGGATCTTTGAACATACATTCTGGATTTGATTGCATTGCAAGTTTAAATGGTGTCATACCGCCCTTAGGTATATTGTGTGGTAATGACCATAGCGGACTTTTTAGTTCGCTTGATTTATGTATCTTACCAAAACGGTAATAGAATTCCTCGCATAGAGCTTCGAAATGTTTCCAATGCCATAGGTAATTGTCAGAGGATTCCGTTGTCCACACTGTACAAGGATGCTTGTAGTGAACTGCTTTGTATAGAATTTGGTCCATCTCAGGATCATCGAACAAACGGTAGTGTTTAACCATACGCTTGCCAGATTTTGATGGCCCGATTTGTACAGTACCATCGAGAATACGATGGGCAGTGGAAAGCATTTGAGCACTTTCCACCACCATCTTAGGTACATGCTTGTCACACTGCATTTGAGCTGCGACAGCAGGATCTTCGTGTAAAATAAAAATATTCATAATATAATTATAACCTCAATCACCTAATTTGTAAACAGTTATTTTTACCTATCATTGTAAAGTGGGCATAGGCAATTGTCCTGTTCTCATTAAATATTCTTGTCGTATTTTCCATAATCTCATTAATACTCTCCGTTTCCGTCTGTCCTTTTGTTTTCTTATTTTTAGCCAATTTTCATTGATAAGATATAATTTTATTCTCTTATCTACTCTATTTTCTTTCTTATCAATTAGTTGGCGGTACAGTCTCTTTTGTTTTAACGGTTTGAGTTGCGGGTGCATACAGTCCCCTACTTGTTAGAGTTAATCCATGAGCAAGCCTGGAAAAGCCTCCTCTACGATTGGCCTTGTAATGTATTTAGGTGGTTTTTTATTAATCATTGAGACGAGTATCTCAGCATCTTTTGGATGGACAGATTCAAGCATGCCTAGAAAGATTCTTTCTCTCTTATATGCTGGCATATCATCGGATTCTTTAATTCCTTTTACACAATACTTAAATCTTACATTCTCACGAAGCAAGTTCGCGGGATGGTTATGAGGTTCTGCTGGTGTATAAGGCACTTCGCCAGCAGGCAAATTCCATACAACACCAGAATCAAATGTGCCACGTAAAACATCTTTAAGTGCCCAAGATTCATTTTCTTTTAAAATACGAATCTTGTCTTCTTTTAATTTTTGCTTTGCAGCTTCTTGCAAAACTTCAAAAACATACTTTGCCATTTATAAAAATTCCTCCACGGATTCAATCAGCATTTTCATATTATTATTTATAAGATAAGGAAATACACGAGACCTTTTATCAGTTTCGGTAATCCAAAATTCATCGATTATCTTTTCACGCAACTCATCCGGAGTTTTAGAAAGATCGATAAGCTTTTCATTACGACAGTAATTACGATACCAAGAAGCAGCATAGAGCAATTCACCATCAGCAAGATCTTCAATAATAGCTTGTTTCTTCTTCTTTGATAGTGGCGTTTGCCGTTCACCGTTGACAAATGTATCGTCATGTGATAAGACATTTGGTATACCATCACCAGCATCGCCACTAAGAATCTTATCAATAAGATTAACTTTAGGTGTAGGATCTTTGAGCTCTTTCTTCTGCATATGAGACCATTGACGTACATTGTTATATTGCTGTAACTGTAGGAAATCCTTGTCAGATGATACGATCATTACCTCTTCGTACTGACCGAATTCCTGTGTGTGTTCTACCATTGTACCGATGATATCATCGGCTTCGCAACCTTCGATATGAAGAACTTTGTAAGGAAAATTTTCTTTGATTTCGTCTTTGACTTTATGCATAATACGAAATGCTTCTGCCCAATCGAAATCAGAATCGTCACGACCTTTACGACGATTTGCTTTGTATTGAGGGAAGTAATCACGACGCCAGCTAGAGTGGTCACACGCAAGAATCATCTGACCGTATTCACTACGAAATTTCTTATTGTACATACGTAGAGAATTAAGTATCATATGACGTAGCATGTTTTCGTCATTGACTTTATTAACAGCAATTGTGGCAATTGCAATACCAGAAAAATCGACAAGAATCATATTATAGCTCCTACTTTTATTATAGGATTATTATATCACGCTTTTCCGTAAATGTACACAAATATTTTCACTTGATATGAAAAAACTTCAGGATACAATTCAGGATCCGCTAGTCGGTCTCCGTAATAACTAATAAGTCTTTGGGTAAATGTCTCGAATGAATTTTGCATCCTATAAACTCGTTGTAATAGTCGTCTCTTAATAAGACGTCATAGTCAAATTGTAATTTAGCTTCATAATAAGACATCTCACCTTTTGTCTTACAAAGTCTTAGGATTTCTCTTTTGTAACAATCTTGCCCTCGCTGTTCAACGAGTACTTGAAGTTCTTTATTAGATCCATAATATTCTCGCCAGTCAGACTCGACTCTGGTTCTTTGCCGTCGAGATCTCTTGCTATTCTTTGGTAATATCTTAGGCCGCCAGAAGTTCTTTTTACCGATATACTTTTTGTTTGTATCCAGTTCTGTGATAAGATACACAAATCCCTGGTACTCATCTGGGGTTTCATCGTAAGGTTGTTCATTGTATAACCACATATAGTTATATATTATTTACATAGATCCTCATATTTTGTGGTATGAACTCTATGTTGTGCCATATCCCTTCCTAAATAACCAGGAATCTTTGCTTCTTTAATTTTAAATAATTTTATAATGAAATTAGTCAAAGTTTTCATTACTTATATCCTCCACTTCTGCTCGACGGCCGCAAATTGGGCAGAATTCTGGTTTCTCTCCGCCCTCACAGAGTATTATAGTAACACTATAGCACTCTTCACATTCGATACGATATTCATTTTCCATTAAAAGTCAATCTCACAGGCACCTCCAGCACATGCTGCAGCACCCATAGTATCTACATCAGTAAATACCTGTTCTGTAAGATCTTCATTCCAATTAATCGGTTTCAGATTCTGTTGAATCTTATTCCACTTATGGAAAAGATATGCATCCTTCAAGCAGTGTTCTGCTTTTTTCATATCACCTTTCAAATAGTTATTTGCAAAGTTTTCAAATCGTCTTACCCAATCCTGTCTTGCAGAATTTTCTGATGATTCAAGTGTGATATCCAAGCCATAACCCTGTGCAGTAGAACATGCATCCCATAGATTCGGGAATACTTTCATTGCATCTACTACAAGACCTGAAGCAAAGATTGCAGACGGTCCGTATTTACGAATCATTTGTTTTTCATCAATCACTGCAGTGTTTGGTGCCTGATTATAGTCCTTATCGCCAGACATGCTTAAAAACGAAATACCAGAGAATGAATAGCGATTTTCGAATACATATTTTTCTACAGCATCCCAATCGTCAACAATGATTGTATTAGATACATTGTGTCGTACACCTTTATCTGCACAAAGTTCTTCATTTGTACCAGCAATAACCCAATGTTTTTGAGCTTTTGCTACTAATTCTAAATGTTTTACCCCATAAAGTTCATCTTTATACATTGAACCTTTATTAGGAATAATAGGAAATGAAATTACAACATCAGTACCATTAGCAGACCATACTGATTCTTCTACCATATATGGATTTGACTTAATAATAGCCTGTGTAATCTCAGATTCTTTATTCATTTGGATATTACGGATGTACATAGGGCTATGCTCGGCATGTATGCCGGAAGCAGTTTGAAGTAATACGGAAGCATTGCCACTGGGCTTAACACAAGTAGTCCGAGCAGCAGGATTAATACCAATAATGTTGGCAACTTTCTTATTGATATCCTTGACAATCTTGGCTCCCTTTTCTAAAATTTTTTCATTAAAAAGAATATCAGGATTGTTCATCCAACCAGTAATTGATACACCTAGCAATGCTTCTCTATCAAAAATTTTCTTTGAAACTGGTGATAGAAATTTAAAATCTGTATAACTGGCTTGTAATGTACCTAAGATAGCACCTGCACGGCATGCCTTATAGAAATCTTCTTCGGTTTTACACGAGCCACCATTAATCTCGGTGAGGTTACAGCCTTGCCAACCTGATTCACCTTCGTATTGTGGGAACATTCCAATTTCAACACAAGGATTAGTTGTATGTTCTTTTGATGTAGTAAAATAGAAACCTGGTTCACCAAATGATTTCACAGACTCCATAATCTTTGCAAACATTTCAGGAGTAGCTTCATCACGGACAATTACTGCAGAGTTATTACTGCGGCCACGCTGAGGATTATCCATAAACCAATTGCCTGTTTTAGCATTCATCATCTCATCATCTTCTGGTGAAAAAAGACAAATGGTTGCAGAACGACGAACACCACCAGAAAGAACTGCATCAGCAGCATGCATACAAATATCATATACAGTAATAGGTCGTATTTTAACTGGTTCTTTTGAATCAATTACAAGACTTTGTAGAATCAATTCAATTTTATCAAGTGAACGACGTAAACCTTCTGGGCCAGGAGCCTTAAATCCACCAGAGATCTTAGCGCCTTTTGGACGAATATGAGTAAGATCAAAAAAGACTCTTCTACCCTCGTAATCCGGATGTTTACCGCCACCGACAAAATAAGAGGACATAAGAACATCCAATGCAGAAGCCCAACCTTCAATCGAATCCTCTACAATATAGCCTTTAGCTTGCTTTGTCCTTTGTTGGATCTTAGGTAGTTTTGAAATATGGTGGTTTTGTACAGAAAATCCTGCACCAGCACCGCATAATAAAATATAAAAAAATTCACCAAAAAATGCAGGACGATCCGCATACGATGAAGTACAATTATACATTCTCATTTGATGCTTCATTAACGAATCACCACCAAATTGTAGTGCGCGCTGAGCTCCAAGTACTCTTTGCTCATGATATGCGGTACGAGCTTCTTCTAAATATGGCCTTAAATCTTTTTCATATTCTGAAAAATTTTCTTCGTGCATTGAAATAACACGATCTACAGCCTCTTCCCATGACTCATAGCCGCCATTTCCTTCTTCTTTAAAGCGCGAATATCCATCATAAAATTTCGTTTGGGACAAAAATTCACGTGTGTCTACATTCGGTGTAGCCATAACTTACCTCGATATTTGATTGTTTTTATTTTATAGTAGTATTATATATTAAAACGCACGCTTTGTAAACACTTAAATGAAGCTTTATAAGCGTTTTTTAAAAAATAATTTTTTACTTATGGGAGATTAGAGAACAACTTTTTCTCTGTTTACTAAATGTGCTTCAGCAATATCATCTTTTGATTGGCCATGATACGCTACAGCATTATGTGAATTAATAAGAGATTCACAGAGACTCAAATCATCAACATGTAAATCGCCAAGGATACGACCGAACTTTCCCTTTGAATCATAACTACGGGTAACTAATTTTACTTTTTTATTTTTAAGAAATGTTTGAACAAATTTCTTAGCGTGTAACCCGTATTTTTTTTCTTCGAGATCTCTTGTTCTCGACTCAGGTGTATCAACACCATATAATCGTACCCGTTCATTTTTTAGCCAAACTCCAAATCCTAGATCAATATCAATATCAACAGTATCACCATCAATAACTTTAACTACTTCACATCTATATTCATACATACTATTCTCCGATCTGTGCGTTTACTTTTCTGTGACCATTCCAAGCTACAAAGCCACCGATGCGTAATGCCCAATATGCCAAGTTATTAAGGAAGTGAAATCCGTTTTGTTCAATATTAATATCTCTAAAGATTTGATCAGCTTTCTTTTGATCAATCTCACCCATGGTTGATTTCTTATTTGCTTTTAAAAGTGTAGCATACTTATATGCATAGTCATGTACCAGACCGCCCATTAAAAGAACACCAGTTGGTGATAACCATGTATGTAAAAACTTAGGAATCGATGCACCATCAAATCTAAATCCTGCTGGGATTACATATTGTTCACCTTCAATTTCATATGACCAATCTTTAGCTACTTCCCAATGACGTGTACTCGTTAACCACATCCATATTGCACTCCAAAAGCCTTTACCTGCTGTATCAATCTTAAGAGGTTTTAGTTGTGGCATTTCGGTATATCTAAATCCAATAATATCTTCATCTTGATCAACTCCGAGCCAGTTGATAATCCATCCTATGATAATTAAAATACCTACGATAGTAAATTGCCACCAAGTGACAAGTTGATCGATAATGAAGTCCATTAGTGTCTCCTATTATTTTTGATACTGTTGAAGTAGTATTTCAAGTTCTTTAATTTTTAGTTCTAGAACACGGACTCTTTTAATAGTGTCTTGAACTTCGGCGGGTGGTTTAAAACTATTAATCCAATCATTATTTTTATCTACTTGCATATCTACCATCGTATAGTTGTGCTCAAGAAAAGCAATGCGTTCAGTCAGTCCAAAATATGCAGTCACAGCAATAACTGTACCAATAATTAACCCTACCAAATTTTTTATAGGTATGGATACTTCAGTACTTTCATTTAATTTCGTTGCCATCTGGTTTCTCCGTAACTGCTTTTTCGTAATATACAATTATCTCACCTTGTTGATTTATATATCTTTTTAACTCAGAAATATTGAGTGCTAGGTTTTCATAATCTTTCATACTTAAAGCAACAAAAGCCAAGTCGCCATATAACTCTGTGAACTCTTTTTCAAATTCTGCAAAGTTATCTTTGGTAACTACAAAGACTCTTGTATCACTGAGCTGGAGTGGTTTCGGTAGAGCTACTGTTGGTATCTGTACCTTTTCCACTTTGGTTACTACTTTCACTTCCGGTTCCACCCGGCCGCTGCAACCACTGAGGATTAGGACGGTTCCCATCACCGCCAGTATCTTCCATAAGACCACGCCACAGGTTTGCTGAAGCGCCATTCATCTTTCCTTCTAATTTTTTAGAGTC